CATATCCGTCATGAATAAACAGTCTTACCAATTCAAATACTTCGTCTTTTGATAATAAATCGGATAATGAACTCGACACACTTCTTCCTACAGGTTGACTATAAACCACGCAACCAATTAATTTATCTACTGTGTCGTTAAAATATAAAAACTTCTCTTCAGTTTTATAAAAAATACCGTATGCAATCCTGCATAACGTCCATTTATGAGTATAATGGTTTTTTATAATAATATCTTTTGCTACTTTGCTGCTTATTGGTTTTAAATAAACTTTTTCAACATCACAATATTTTTCCATTAATATATGATGATGAAATAAACGAAAAGGTCAATTTTATTTAATTTTTAAACTTCCTATATAACCGTTATTATGAGTTTTTATCGCATTACACTCTACTAAGAATGTGTTTCCGTTGTCTCCAACCATTCTATAAGTATCTTGATACATTCTTCCATCCGTTACACAATCGTTCCAATGATCTACAACCCTTTCTCGATCTTCTTCATGTATTACGTTTTTCCAACCGTGTTCTAAAAAATAACTAATATCATGTTTAAATAATTTTGTGTATGCCGAATTTACCCATATACATTTTCCGTCATCAGAACTTTCAAAAATAGGCTCTTCTCTGTTATCCAAAATCCATCTCTGTCTGTGAAATATTTTTTCTGTAATTTGTGTGTTAATCGCCATCTGTTCGGACAAATGATTTATTTTATCTTTTATAGAGCCACCGCCGTTAGGTATAACTTCTTTGAAAATAACGTCTAGTTTATTTTGAAACGATAATAATTTTTCATACTGTTTTTTTATCCATGTAATTATCCACGTAATCGTTTTATAAAGAGTACCTATCAACCCTAGTATTAGTATAGTGATCTGTAAATTGTTTTCGATATCCATATATCAATTATAAATATAATTAATTTTTATAAAAGTTAAAAATGATTTACCTTATAGGGCAAAATCCACCGTCGCATTCTATTCCTTGAATAAGTTCTCCTGTAATAACTGTGTTAAAAATTCTGTGTTTTATTTTTTCCGTTCCACGGATATATTCTTCCTCTGTAATTTCTTGATAAGGAGCTTGTTTGAAACCATGTTCTTTGTGTAATAAAAAACTTACACTTTTAATGTTTTGTTTATAATTTTCAGATAACCACTTTTTTAATTTTTCTAATTCTTCCGATTTATAATAAGCCGTAACACTAACTGCATTGTCACTCCAAATCGATTGCAATTTCTTTACCATTTCCAATTGTTCGATTACGTTCATTTCTTTAGCGAGAATAGCGCCTTCTGGAGTTTTACATGGAAAATATACAACTACCGTGTCGTGATTTTCTGATCCATCAAGGTTTAACAAATATTCCACGTGATATCCGGAATCTTTACATATTTTTACTAATTTATCGCTAGAAGACATCCGGATGGTTCTCATGTAATATTTACTATATGACGGATGAATTCCAGGAGTGGCGCCTCCTAAAAGAGACAATGTGCCACTTGGTTTTATGGTGGTAAGTTTTATACTTTCAGGCCAACCTTTTTGTTTGCTCCATTCTCTATCAAATTTTCTCAACATTACATAAACTTTATCTAACCATTCTATTTTATTTAGTGATTGACAAATTCCTGTCACACCTAATCCCAACCTCATATTTTTATGAACAATTTTATTAGTTTCGTCGTGGATAAAAGGAAGTGCAGCGATGGCTTTTTGAGTCTTATACAGTAATTTTGCACAATCAAAAAGTTCTTCTTGACTATCTATGTTGTTCAAATATAATTCAGATAAATTGCAACATTCATAGCTAGATAAAGAAATTTCTGAACAAGGGTTAGTGCCTATGACATTATCGACGTCAGTAGGATACATTTCGTTTCCCTTTAACGGTCCATCTTTTAATCTTCCATACGTCTGAGATAATGGCAAGTTAAACAATCCATAAGGTTCTCCATTTGCATATCCTGTTTCTTTGTTTACTATATATCCATTTTTCCACACTTCTTCCATTATATGTTCAAATTCATCAACATATATAGTGTTATTGCTCATAGCTCGCCAGTTTGGGATATTCCCACTAGACCAATTTTTTGCTCTTAAATACAAAATATCATCAGGATCACCTAAAGCGATTTCAGCACTTCTTCTTACGTTTCCAGCCACTACTATACTTCCAATAATATTACATACATCTAACACATCTACGCTTCTTAATTTTTTTCCTTCTCGATTTTGAAAAATAGTTTTTATTTTTTCTATACCTTCTACTAAAATTGTGGGCCCACTAGCTTTTCCACCAAAACCGTTAATAGGTTCGCCGGCTCCTCTAATTAATATGGTGGAATAATTAAATGATTTTCCGGTTTCGTAGAACGATTTTAAAACGTATTCCAATAGTTTAACCCATCCTTCTCGAGTATCAGGAACAATAAAATCCGCATCTTTAGTTAATTTGTGAATTACATTTACTCCTTTTTTAATTTTTGGAAGCTCGTGAACATCTTCTCGTCTAATGCTATAACCTACGCCGCCACCAAGCATTAAATTTTCAAACAAAAACGTAAACGCTTTTGGTTCATTAATACTTACATACCAACAATTCAATAAACTATTTGCGCCAAATCTATCAACTGTAGATGTTCCTAACTGCCATAACATTCTGCCTGCAAAATTGCATTTTAAATTAAAAATTAAATCAAACAGTCTCTGTGCTTCTTCTTTTGTGTAGCTCGCTCCGAGTTTTTGAGCCCCGTTTATACAACGAGCCACTGTCTCATGCCACTCTTCGGTGTTTCCATCATCTTTAGTTCTGGCATAAGTTCTTTTGTATACGATATATCCTAGTCCGTTAAATCCCCAGTTAGGTTGTTTGTTCTTATAATTTTCCAAAAAATCTTTTTCAATAATCTCATTCATAAAATACGTCTGTAAAAAATAAATATTTTGTTTTTTTTAAAACTTTTAAAATACCATAAAATTTTAAAAATAAATTCTGTTCGTTTTTATTTTTTCTTACTATGATCTTTAATTGTCATCATCTTCACTATCCATGTGCGATTTCCATTTACTTGCCATCATTCTTTTAACTACATTTTCACCTTCGTTCATTTCTTGAATAGCGGCGATACCATCTCTCGATTTCTCATCGAAAATTTGAATATCTCCACAGCCTGCGTTCATTCGGCTTGGAAAAGTCATTCCATCTGGACCAAAACGATTCTTGATAATATGAAATCTTGCGGTATTACTCACTTTGTCGTTTACTTTTCTAGAAAGACTCATGACAAAATCCGCCGTCATTATTTTTCTGTAGCTATCGCTGATGTTATTGGCTTGAATAATATCTTCATCCATTGCCGCTCTATTGCTTTGTGATGCGGTCCAGATTGGTATTTGCAATTCTCCCGCAATGCTTCTTAATTCTTCATATATTCCGCCCGCCTCACTATAACTATTAGAGTTCTTATCGGAAGAAGTTGGCTTTAAAATATCAGCATAATCTACAATTATCATGTCGATCTTGGTCCCTAAAGTTTGAATTCTTTCAGTATGAATTTTAAGACTGTGTGCGCTGACTGTTTTTAGTGGAAAATATTTGATTATTAATTTTCCAGGAATATTTGAAATTTTATCTTTAACAACATTTACGTTATTTCTAATATTTTGAAAGTCTATACCTGTAAAACAACTATCATATCTAAGCCCCACGTAGTTTTCATTTAATTCTAGAGTAAAATGTAACACGTTTTTTCCATTCTTCATTGCTTCTGCGCCGATTTTTGCTAATACCCAACTTTTACCACTGCCTGCACATGCCGTTATCACTCCTAACTCTCCTGAAGCTAATCCTCCATCCATTATAGCATCGACTACTTCCCACGGAGTTCTCATCGTGTTTCTTGCCATTACACTCATACGATTGTCTATATCGATCATATAATCATGTCCGATGTTTCTTTCCATGCCTGCTTTCAACGCTTCTTGAACTACATGCGAAATTCTATCATAATGGCCTATTTTAATCAATTCGACGCTACTAAGAATAGCATTTTTCATTTTTTGATTTTTACAAAATTCTAAATACTGTTCCTTCACATATTTTATATCGCTCTCGCTTATTTTTTGATATACTAACTTTAGTTGGTCGACTACTGTTTTTTTAAGCAATTCAGTTTCGATTGTATCTACTTGAACTTTAAAAGCTGTCATCGTAGGTAAATCTTTATATTTTATAAAATATTCTACAATAGTTTTTACTATCCATTGGTGAGCATCCATTTCAAAGCTATTGAAATCTACAATGTCGTATATTCTTTCTAAAAAAGTCTTATCGCTCAAAAGACTTGAAATACATTTTAATTGAAAGTCGTTTCCGTATTTTTTAAGGTTGTTTATTATTTGGTTTTCCATATGAAGGTATCAATATGTAATTACAATACTATTATAAAAACAAAAGACAATTTTTTTTATGTCGTTTTACTATTTATAGTTGAAATCGGATGTATGATCCGCTTTCTACAAAAAGAAAGATAAATTATGAATAATTATTACAATACTGTGGATGTAAATATCCTTGTTAAAGGAAATCCTGTCGCTACCTATTTTAAAGACGAAAAAACTTATATAGAAGCAAAAGATGGAAGCGAATATGAAATTCAAATAAAAAATAAAAATTTCAATCGAATACTTGCTTTAGCTAGTGTAGATGGTTTAGATGTTCTGACAGGCGAACCGTCTTCTAACGACGATGGTGGTTACGTTATAAATCCATATGACTCATTTAAAGTTAAAGGATTTAGATACAGTAATGAAAAGGTGGGTTCGTTTAAATTTGTAAGCAATAAAAAATCGTCCGTCTCGAATCAAATTTTAAAAAATTGTGGAACTATAGTCGTAAAAATTTTTTGCGATGCATCCGCTTACACGTATACTGCCACCAGTCCCACATTTGTTAAAAATTCAGAAACATGTAATTTTGATATAAATCACAATTTAAACGAAAATTGCAGATTTAACATGGGTTCTACGTGGGGTTCTTCAAAAGAAAGCAAAGTAACCTCCACAGACTTTGATCGAGGTTATATAATTCATTCATTTGAATTTCATTACGCGTCTAGAAATACGTTATTAGAAATGGGAGTAATAGGAAATTCAACTCCCAAAGTTTCTTTTCCTAAAGGTTTTATAAAATATGCCGTTCCACCCAAAGATTGGATAGGATAATAATGTTTATTTTATAAAATTATCTAGTTTAGTAAACACTTCGCTGAGCCATACATTTCCATTTGGAATATTATTCCAAATTTTATCCTCTCGCATTAACCCTATAAATTGCATTCTATTTAATCTAGAAATTTGAGAATCTATTATTTCGTTTATTCTTAATTGTGTAAAACTTTGAATCTGAGTGTCATTCAACTGCATTAAATCATAATTTCTTTGTGCAACAGATTTGTTGTCTAAAATGGTATCGTGCAACTTATATTTTCCCTTATGACTTTCACAGTAATTAAATATCTCATCCAAGCTATATCGATGATTATGTTCAAATATAGGAAAACACTTTTTTATAGTTTTTAATCCTGCTCCGTATATTCCATCAATATTATCACTCACATCGCCTTCTAATACTCTATAATTTATGAAATTTTCACAACTTATTCCATACTCAGATAAAATTTCCGCACAACCATAAAGTTTTTTCTTTGTGGAACTCCAAATTTTAACTCGATTACTTGCTAATTGTAAAAAGTCTTTATCAGAAGACATTATTGTAATATTACTGTCTTTAAATTTGTCTAATGACAAATATGCAATTACATCATCCGCCTCAACGTTATCTACACACAACACAGTTACAGGTAAGTTTTTTAAATAATCTACCGTTCTAATTAATTGTTTCTTTAAATTCTTTTCTTCGGTATCTGCATCGGCGTTATCTAAATAAGTTCTATTTATTCTGATTTTAGTTACCCGTTTATTTTTGTAATCGGGATAGATTTTTCTTCTTTTTTGACTTCCTCCTGAACCGTCAAAAACAATTACGCATTTTGTAGGGTTAAAAAGTTTGATGGCATATCCGATACTCTTTAAGAATCCGGATATGCCACCTGTGTGTATTCCATCTGCGTTCATATATGGTGATACGCAAAAACTTTTTATGAAAGTATTTAATCCATCAATTATTAATATATCCGACAGTTGATTTTTTTGTAATCCTGTTGTCGATGTTTCTTCATTTTTATTTACACTTTCAAATAAAGAATACAATTTTTTTTTATCTGAAGAATTAATACTTTCCATTTTTACTCCTCGTCAGATTCGTCCTCATTAGTATCTACAACTGTATCGTCAACAATTATACTGTTCGGGTCTTTATATTTCATTATTACAGACTCAGATATTTTATTATACAATTCTTCCTTAAACAAAGGATCTTTTGTCATCATATCAACCAAATCTTTAGATTGAAACTGAATTTCTTCTCCATTTACTTTAGTATATTTATAATAAGCGCCGGCTTGTTTTATTATGTTTTGTTCTTTTAATACTTTTAACCAGCTTGCATAATCCGCAATGCCACTATCAAAATAGATATCAAAACTTGCTTGTCGTTGTGGTGGCCCCATTCTATTTTTTACAACTTGTGCTTTGCATTCATTACCAATTACTTCTTCTCCCTTTTTAAGTTTTCCAGTATTATTAAGCCTCACTCTAACTGAACAATGATAGGCTAACGCCTTACCGCCGCTTACAGTATATTTGTCTCCGAATGCCATCGCATTGAGATTTTGTCTTAATTGATTAGTGAAAACAATCAATACTTTTTGTCTACCAATCATGTTAGTAATTTTTCGCATTGCTTTACTAATAATAATTGATTTAGCCGTTGCAAATCCATCTTTGCCATGTTCGCTTTCTTGTTCAGTTTTAGTCGACGCAGCCGCCACAGAATCTACTATAATCGTAAGAATTCTATCTTTATTACTTTTTCTAACCACGGATATTAGTTTTTCCATCTGTTCAAAAATATCTTCTACCGTTTCGCATGGAGAATACGGAAGATTTTTTAAATCTACACCTAAGCTTTTCCAAAACTCAGGCGCGGCTGCATTCTCCGTATCGATAACTACTGCAATGCCACCTTTCTTTTGTGTATTTGCTACAATATGAGCAGAAATCAAACTTTTTCCCGTTCCTTCTAATCCGTTAAATTCTACCATTCTGCCAACAGGAAGCCCTCCGTTTGGACGATTACTTATCGCTAAATCTAACAAAGATGAACCTGTGGAAATCCAGTCGGATATTGTGGAAGGATCGTCTTGATCATCTAAGAAATATACTTTTTTTCCTTCTTTGGAATCTTTATTTAAAGCATCTGCTAATTCAGATACTAATTCGTCTCGGTCTTGTTTAGATTCAATTGTTGCGTTTTTTGTACTTTTATTTTTTGCCATAAAACTCCTTTTAAAAGGGGGAGAGGCGAGTATTTCGCCTCTCCCCGTTAAGTTTACCAAATGTATATTAACTATTAAACAAATTATCAAATGCTTTGGTAACGTCTTCAACATTTGATTTTGCGGCGGTCGCGCTAGGCGATTTAGTAGTAGGATTTTTAGCTGCTTCAACTGCGGCCGTCTCTACCTCTTCGGCTGTAGGAACGGGTTCTTCAGTTCCGCCATTTTCGGCATCATTTGATGCCAACCAAGCTTCCATAACTGCCTTAAGCTCGTCATAACTAAGCTCAGGAAATATTTCAAGAAGATTTGGCTGACTGCTGATCATTGAAACCATTTCTTTATTATTTGGATCAACCGCTGGAGAAACGTTTGGCTTAACTCTGATAGCCGTCTCAGGATATTGTTTACCCGTCTCACTGGCCGTCTTAAACTCTACAACCACGTCACGTCCCTTAACTAGATCGGTAATGTCACCAAAATCTGGATCTGCGATGATTGCCAAAATCTCTTGGTATACATTCTTACCAAATCCCCAGAACTTAACACCTTCAAATTCTTGTCCACGGACAATTACTGGAGCAAAAGTTCTCATTTTTGGTTCAATTTTTCGACCAAACTTCCATTCCTCTTTATCTCCGCTTCTCTTTAGCTTATTGGAGAATTCTACAATAGGATCTGGTCGATTGAAAGAATCTGGACTCAAATAAGTTTTTCCGTTAAGTCCATAATGAAACTTCAATTCAATAAATGGGTTTTCAATATTGTGCTTGTAGGGAACGATTCGAATAACTTGTTTACCAGGTGATGGTTTCCAAATTAAATTGCTTTTGGTATTGTTTGAAAATGAGTTCAAACGACTCTTAATTTTTTCTATGTTTAATGGCATAATGTTATTTTTTAATTTTTAATTAGTAAATAAGTTAATTATTAACTACTCTGTTAAGTATTTTCTTATCACCAATAAATAGTATCGTATACTAGTATTCAATCAGTTGGAAGTTATTTTAACTAAAATTTTTTTAGAATAATTATATCTATAAAATTCACAGTTTAGATGTGAGATTATTTTTTTATGACGTGCTTCATCTTTTTCAGTTAGTTTACCGTTTTTATAATGCCTGGGTTCATCGTATTCTACCACAATATTTTTATCTTTGTCGTATCCATCAACCCAATATCCCAATTCTTTTATATAATACTCTCCACCATTCATTGCATGAATAAGATTCCATCCGTTTTTAATATTAAGTTCATCCAAATAACGGCACGCTTCTATATTAAAATTTGGAGCAGATTGTCCATTATATAATTGTTCTCGTCGTTTATTATGAGACATTCTTATTTTATTGCGTACTTCGTCTCGTTTAGCCGGATTTAATTCTCCTGTTCTTTTTCCTGAATTTGATCCGCTTATTTTTTTCTTAGCATCCTCTGTGTGATGTTTTCCAAAAAAAGGATGTCGTGTTCCTGATCGACCCATACATGGTGCATTATCTCCAGAATTTGATTGGCTTATTTTTTTCTTAGTATCTTCTGTGTGATGTTTTCCATACATCGGATGATTTTTTCCACAATTTTTTAAACTTATTTTATTTTTAGTTTCGTTTGATAATTTTTTACCAATTTTTATGTCACGCATTTTATTTTTAGACTCCACTGTATGTTTTTTACCGTACATGGGGTGTTTTTTTCCAGAAAAATCTCTACACGCCATACAATTTCCGTTTAATCGGCGTATCAAATCCGTCTTCAATCCGTAAAACATAAAGTTTTCACATTTTTTACAACGTCGGAAATATTTTCTTTTTGAATCGACTAAAATATATGGATAATTTTTTGTTCTGTCAAAATTAATATAATATTCGATTTCATTATATTTAATTTTGGTCATGTTAATTGACATAAAGCTTAATCGTAATTTATCATAATAAAATAACCGCGTAGATTATTTGGTTAATTGATTCACTATTTCTTTTTTAAAA